AGACCCTATTATACCGAATGGTAGCGACACATGGGAATGAGATTGACCCCGTAGGCTATCTGCCCCGAAAGGGTGCGAAGATACATGAGATGCGGGTGGTAAGCACTGGGAATGGGATTAACTTCGAAGTAAATCATGTTGAGCAGGTTTGCCCCAATAACAGCGAAGCGGAGGTATGAATATAAACGTAAACCACCCGACCCACTTCAATCAGCACCCAATCGAGGTGATTGATATGATGCTGGCAATATACGGACGTGAAGCCGTTATTAACTTCTGCCTGCTCAATGCATTCAAATATCGGATGCGAGCAGGGCATAAGGATGATGTAGCACAGGACATTCAGAAGGCGTTGTGGTATGAAAGGAAAGCGAAGGAGTTGGAGGGAATTAACCATGCCTAAAAAGAAACAACCCGTTTGCTGTGGCGTCCTCGAAAAGATGCGGGTACACTGGATGACAATGGAAGATGGAAGCCGATGTATGCCGTATATTACGGGGCAATGGAATACCAATATGTACCGAGTCAATCACTGCCCCAGTTGTGGGAAGTATGTAAGAGATGTAATTTTGAAACCATAAATAATATGCCTGACTTCACCAAATTCACACGCCATCAACTTGAACGGTGGCTATACTGGTCACAATACGGATTAGACCTGTACACCAGCAAGCCTTGGATATGTAAATCAAAGGCTGAGCATAAGGGTATGATTGCAAAGTTTAAGGGAGAGATAGAAACGATTAACTCATTACTTTCCGCAACCAATACGAACTGATTGACAGAATCGGTATTAGTAGCCACAAAGTCAATCCGAGCCATAACAGCGCAATTACGCTAATTATCAAGGTTACATACGCATTCATACACATCGTGCAAGCACCGAGCGGAAATGCCCACCAGCGAGCATTTTTGTAACCTTTGCCTTCTGCGGTATAGTCCGCTTTATGCAAATCCTTCAACGGTGCATTACCTGCCCATTGATTAATCCATAAGCCGTAACTGCTCAGTATCTGACCGGGCATAAATAAATATTCCAAAAAATACGACCATGACGCACCCGTAAAGGATAGCACGAGAATCGCTAATGTGTAATCTAAAATCATGTTATACAGGTACATTTGTAAATTGAAACCAAATACGACCGTTCGCATCGTTCAGGTAATTACTTGAACTCGTGCGGTCGGCTACGGGCAAGCGAACCCGAAAAAATACGGTTGCGTCCGAAGGGTAATTGTTCGCAATCGTTACGGTGTTACCTGCGACAACCACGCCCGAAGCGGTGCGGAATTTGCCATCTACGAGTGCTTCTACGAAGTAAGTGCCCGAAGTTGGGTATGTCATACCCGTTACGACAATTGATGCCGTATTGGCAGGGAAATTGCCCAGATTTAAGGTGCTGAAAGTGTTCATGGTACTAAGTTAGGTGGATTTCTGCAAATATCTAAATCTCGTCTGAAATTTACGGTAAAATCAATCGCACAGGATTTGATGTAAGGCATATAATGTAATATTATACCGCCCGTGTCTTCGTCATTCCAATTGAAATAATCGTAGTCAATGCTGTTGAAGTTTAGCGCAAAATTTGACATGTTTTGGAACGGCATAATTTCAACGCCCTGCATCACATTCATGAGGTAATCACCTACTTCAAATTGGTCATTGGCTTCATAAATGAATATTGCTCGCATATCAATTGACATGGTTACACTATCACGACAAGATGCAGTGCGAGGCGATTCGGCAAATGTTGCCCGTTCGGTTTCGGCAAAACGCAGGTAGAAGAAATTGCCCAAATTATCTGCCATCCCGAATTGCTCAATGTCATTATCATTGAATTTACGCAGATAGATTTGATTCGCTTCGGGGTCACGAAATGCGCCATCAAACCCGAGCGGGCATATTACATTGTATTGTTCAATGTGCGCCCTGATGCGTTGTATTACTTGTTTTAGTTCTGATGTCATTTCCGTTTCTTTGGTTTGTAAACTCCTTGCCTCATTGCTTTTGCTCGTGCTACACGTTTATTAACTCGTGCTTTCTCTTTGCGTAGTTTAAGATTGGCAAGTGATTCACGAAGTTTTATTGCGGTCTTACTACTTGGGTCTTTTACCTTGCTAAGTGCAATTTTTTTCTTTGATATTTGCTGGTCAATTGTCAGTTTCGTCTTTGTCGTAGTTGCAACCTTTTTGCGTGCCGTTTCCGCTTTTTTCTTTTGCGTCTGCTTCTTTTTCTTTGCCTGATTTCGTGCAACACTCTTCTTGATTGCATCCTCTTGAAGAGGTGACACGCTCGGCATATTCGGGTAACTCTCAATTGTAGCCACAACAATACGAAGCACATCCTTCGCCATCGCTCGCTCCACCTGCGCTATTTCTTTTTTGCTTAAATCAAATATAGGTTGATTGACTTGCTTACTACTCGTTTCTTGATAATTCGCAATCGTAGCCATTTCGGAATTATTAAACCCGTAACTCACCTCTTTATTTGACTTGCCTAATATCGTAAGTGAATTAAATAAATTACCCGTAAAGATTAAATCTTTATGTGCAATTTGAAGTTTTGCATCGACACGCAATCGTTTGTATGGTGCAGAGCGGTACATCATCTTCTTACCTGATGTAGCAATCCCTTTATTGAACACACGCCTCTGCATAAGCGCACTGCCCAAATTCGCACCATTAAGCATAATCTTGCCTACATTGGCTTCAACCACCTTTACAGCACTTGCCATCGCTTGCTTATATTGGTCAGGCGTTAGGTTCATTCTTAATCGTGATGAATACCTTGCGACCCGATTGCAATGCTGTGCGAATTTTTAGAATTAAATTATTCGTAGCAATTACCGAACTAAACACACCCGAAGCATTGCGAGTCTTGCCGGGCAATAAACAACCCTCTGTGTGTCCTTCATGGTTGCCTGAATGTATGCGGATACCCTCAAAATTAGGCACGTTCAATAGTATAGGCAATTCACGCTTAAACCGATTCGACATGGTAATCTTTATCTCGTACCTGCCCTCTGGAATTGCGGTCTGCCCGTACACCTTCTCACCCTTTGGACGTACCATATCTTCGCAGATATAGCACTCTTTTATGCCATCCACATACAGCACACCCAACGTCCGCTGAGGTGCGAATATATCACGAATAAGACTTAATTCCATCGGTTTACTTGCTAACTTTACGCTTACCCTTGAGAGCCTTGCGTACAGGTTTTGCAGATGATTTTTTGTAACCATTTTTCATATTATTCTCCTTTTTTAATTTCTTCGTCTTCTTTAATTCCAAACGCTTGCGATACTGCCCCAACAAGGGTAGTAATTACCGTGCCATAAACGACCGCATTTGTTGCAATCGCTACAACGGTTGCAGGTATAGATAATGGCAGAGTTGCAATTGCACCACCTACCACAACCAATGCACCGCCAATCTTGAGCGCAGTGTTACGGATTTTTTTTGCCCACTTCGGTGTAGGGTTCTCCATGTTACCGAAAGTGATGGTCTGATTCTGTTTGTTTTTCATAGTGTATCTCCTATTTTTTTTGCTTTACTCTTTACCGATTTTTTACCTACACAACCCCACATCTGACGTGCGATTCTATTCGGTACGCCAGCGTTTTTTATCTCAGCACTACGAGCGCAATAGGCATCACCACGAGGTGTACCCGGACTGACTTTGGCATTTTCATCTCCAGCATGATAAGTTTTGCCACCTATCACGACCGTCCATTTCTTGCCCTTGGCTGTGCTTGATTTAATCTTTGCCATAACCGTTAACGCCCTCGTCTTGATGGTATGCGAACGGTGCCGGGTCTTGGTCTTCCTGTCTGTTGTGTTGGTCTTGGTCGGCTACCTGAACCGCCTGAACCGCATGATGAACATCCCATAATTATTGAATATAACGTGTGCCATTACAACTTATACAAGGAGTCTTTGGATTGCGCAACATACGCTGTGCTTCGACTCGTATCATTTCAACACTTTGATTTAATTGCGTTTCAAATTTCGCACGTTGCAAATCGATATCTTCTGCGGTGCGGTGAATCGTTAGTGGATTCTTTCTTGTCGTAGTTGCAATTTGGTCGCAGTAATCTATACCGAAGCGATATAAACACGCCTGCTGAAATGCAACGGAATTACGAAATAGGCAGGCAATTAATTTCTGGTCGCATTGATAGGTAATATCTGCCATTATTCCGAATGTATTATTTACCGCTGTTGATGTGCCGTCATAGCCATTCACTCGAAATAGATTTTGATAACTCATGCGATAATTCCTTCCACAACATTCAGCCACTTCGAGGTTTGCCGTTGCAATTGCGGTGTTATCGGTCGTGATGGTAATTAAATTCCCATCGGATGAAAATGCAGTATGAAATTCCACAACCTGCCCTGCCACTGCTGTTTCTACATAGGTTTCAGTCTGCCCTAAATTATCGCTTATTGTCAATGTAACAGACCCGTTCGTATTGCATAAGAATCGAACTGCACCGACATTGATAATGCCAAATGTATCTTGCCTGATATTGTGTATTTTAATGCCCCTGTTGGACGCATTTACTAAATTGTATGCTATTGTACCACTTTTGGGTAATTCGCCAACCTTGACCCTGTCAAGTATCGAACCTTGGCGAAATTGCTGAATCAACCACTGCGATAAATTCGACACGACATTACTCATGCTAAAGTTTATCATGTCCTGAACGAATACAGCATCATTGCCGTAATCAGGCGTGCGGATTGCAATTAATTCAGCCTGTGAAACCATTGGCAATTGCTCAATATAAAGCCCAAAATCGGATGGTAAATTCCAATCCGCTTTACGGCTTCCGATAATTCTACTGAGGCAATTCGGCAGGTTCATAGATGTAAAATATTGAGTATTGTTCGTTGTGTAATACTTCGGCTGACTTTCCGTGTTCGGAACAAATCTCGCCTACTAAATCAATCATTTCTTGGTCGGCAAATTCAGGATATGCAATGCTTGTATTATGACAGACACGAAATATCATGCCATGCCCCGTTGTCAATCCTTTCCAGTCTTTATCGGCTAATTTCACATTGAAATTAATTCCGACAGGATTAAGACCTGATTTGATTCTTGCTTTGTTTACTTTCTCGCAATCGCCACCGCCTAATGCGTAGGCTTTGAGTTGTGCATCATTTGGCAAGGGGAGTAACCATAAATGATAACCCCACCTTGCTTCAAATGCATCAGCAACCGCCCGTGTGCACATGGCAACACGAGCGGATACAGATTTGTGATGATAGCCTAATATCATTTGATATTAAGTAGCAGAGTTAAATTTGAAGATACCATTGACACCAGCCAATGGGTCACCTGACTTGTAGCCATCGGCATACAATTCGATTTTGGTGAATCTTGAAGACAAACGGCACTTCCAGATGTCACACTCAAGGTCGTACACCATCTTCATATCGTAGGTGTAACCTGTGATAGGGTCAACGATGGTATTGTTCTGGAATGTTTCAGTTTGCTTAACATATTCGCCAACGTAGAAATTAACGGGTACGAATTGGTAAGCACCTGCCTCAAGTGCGATGAATTGATTTACGTTACCAAGTGCAGTACCAACCGCAGGGTCTTCGAAGTATGCGAATGAACCGCCACGACTCAAGTCGATTCCAAGCA